TCGTCCTGATAGCGCTGAGTCCACACCATAGCGGTTTGCTCGGTGAGGATGTTCATGATCTGGGACAGCTGCTCCTTCCGACGGACGGGGTAGCGCAGGTCCTCGAGCGAGATGTTCGGGGATTCAAGCGCAACACGCCGCAGGTCGTAGGTGCGAAGCTTCTGGCCGAATTCAACATTAGCAAGTTTCGGGGTCGAAATGTTGTTGGTTGAATCGGTCGAGGCCGTAGCCGCAGCGGCGGCTCCGCTCAGCGCCTGGGTGTAGGCGTTGAAGCTCGTGTAGGTCTGATCCGTCGGGTTGGAGCCGAGGATCGCGTTGGATCCCTGCCAAACGGTCTGAAGATCAAAGTCGTTGGCGCGGCCGTTACGGGCAGCCTGAGGGATGGAACGCTCGTAAGTCAGCACGCTGACGCGGTCGCCCATTTCCTCGGGGAAGGTGTCTTGTTTGACGAGTTTGAGCCAAACGTTGTTGTCCACCGTCTTGCGGTAGATCTCGGGCCCAATACGTCCAGCCTCTTTGACAAGAAGCTGCTCGATATCAGTGTATGTAGTAGCCATGGTGGCAAATTCTCCTTGGTTGGAAAATTGTTTTTAAAGACAGGAGGGGAAACCGACGCGGCCTCCCGCAGTCTTCAAAGCTTGGTTTCCCGGCGGCATCCCGAGACTTTTGTTGCCCGCGTGACCACTTCCATTTTTGTAGGTCGTTGCCTCGTTGGTGCCGCTTCCATTTTTATAGGAACCTCCGAGACATAGCCAGTATGGGTACTGGCTGTGGGTTGTCAATAGGTGATTCTAACCGAGTGCAATAATGTCAGCCGGGATAGCTGTTTTCTTAAGTTTCTCACCAACAAAGCCAGCAACGCTTGAGGCCGAGGAAAGAGCGTAGTCTCAGACGTTGGTCTGGGTCAGAACGGCGGTACGAATTACCGGCCTGAGCCAATGCCCTTTTCCAATGCCTCCAAGAATCCAACATCGGGGGAAAAGTCTGGCGCACCGGCCTTGGTCTCCCCTCCCCCAGCCCCGGGAGTAGCTCCGCGCATCTCGCCTAACGACTTTTTCAACCCGGCAATTTCTGTCTGGCTTTTGCGGATATAGCCCTGAAACAAATCGACTAAAAGAGGCATTGCCACGGCCTGGTACGTCAAGGCAGCGCGGGTTTGAGCGTCCAGGTCGGTAGTTTCCACATTCATCGCTTGGGTGCGCAGATTGTCAATGCGGGAGTCCCAGTCGGGGTTGCCGGTCTTGCGAAGCACCGGAACCTCGCTGGTAAACCGGTTCCAAATCTCGTCGTAAGCGAGCTTCGTTACCTCAGCCTCTTTGGCAACTTGCGCTTGCTGTTGTTTTTGAAACTGCTCGGCCTGTGCCGTTTCTCGTTTGGAAATTTCTTCCATCGCCCTCTCGGCGTTTTGCAGAATAATGTCGCGCTTGCCGTAAAGTTGATTTAGGTCCTCCACCCGGCGGCGAAGATCCACCGCGTCAACCGGATCCAGATTGGCCACCAAATCCTTTACTACCGCCCGTCGTTTGGCCGCGTCCCCAATGCTAGCCGCGCGCACCAGGGAATCTCCGTCAATCTCGTAAGCCTTGGCAATCTCGTCGATGCCGGCGGCCGCCTGCTCAATCGGCTTTTGAATCGCCACCTTGTACTGCTTGGTCGCCTGCACCCGGGCCACGGAAAGCTCGGTCTCATACTCGTCGCGCTGGGCGCGAATTTCATCAAGCTCGGATCTCAGGCGTTCCAGCTCCGGGGAGCTTTCCTCGCCCTTGTCCTCCACATCCTGCTCCTCCTTGCCGATCTTGCTTTCCAGCTCCTTAAGCCTGGCGCGGGTCTCACGCAGCTCGGCGGTCACCTTGGCAAACGCGGTCTGCGCCGCCTTGGGGGCGTCTTTGGGAAGTTCGGGGTCGGCCTCGGTTTTCTTTTCAGGCTCGCCGGCCTTGGTCAGCTGGTCGATGACATCATCGGGAATCTCAATCCTGTTCTCCAAGGTCTTGGCCGGGGCTTCCTTGACGGATTCGGATTTGGCCTCGGTTTTCAGGGCTTCAGCCTTGGGAGCTTCCTGAACGGACTCGGCTTTGGGTTCCGGTGCCGCCGTCTGGGGCTGGTCAAGCTGGGCGTCCAGCGCCTCCAGCAAACCGATCTTGTCATCGCTCATTCTTTAATCTCCTTGTTCTCCGTCCAGGGTGCCGGCAACTCCGCCGGCTTTGCCGCCATTTCGGTCAGCGCCTGAAAATTTCTGAGGCAATCAAAAAACCCTTCCCGCCGTGCATTCATCAATGCTCCCCACAAAGCCAGATCCACGCCTTGAGGAGTGGCCGTGGGCTTGGGTGAGGCAAAATCGGTCAACGCCTCCAAAGCCCCCCGGAATGCCGGCAAAGTCAAAATATGTTTTAGTTCTGCCTGTAAATCGTCCCGCTTCTTCCAGTCTTCGATGGTCATCATTTAAAGATTACTGACAGTAGTTTGCCCGTATGGCAAGCATTTTATGAATTGCGGATTTTGCTGGCCGTCTCGGCGTCCTTTAACGCCATCCGTTGCTGATGCTCGGCCAGTTTGATTTGTTGTTCCAGCTTGGCCTCCTCCATCTTCATCTGCATCGCCACCTGGTGTTCCTGCAGCTTGGTGGCGGCCGCGGCATCCACGCCTCCCGGAACGTTGCCCGCTTCCTGGGCCTTGCGCATATTTTCGGCTTGGGCCCGCATCTGGTTCTGCAGGGCGACGATGGCCTCGCGCATAAGATTGAGCATCTCGTTGTACTGCCCGATCTCGACCTTGCGCATCGGGTCGGAGGCAATGGCCTGAAGATGAACGATAGAATGTTGGTAGTTGAGCGTAAGGTACGCCAAGGCCATGTCGGATCGAGCAACTCCCTGAGCCGTTGCTTCCAACATCGTGCGAGCATCGGCCAGGTGGACCCGCAGATGTACCGAATGATTTTCGGTCGGCATGACATTGATCGGGCGTCCATCCTGGAACTGGGCGTTCTCCAACTCAGCGATCTTAGCGTCAGTCGGAAGACGTTCCTTGAGCTTGCTGGCGGGCAAATAGCGGTCTACCTGATCATAGCCGACACGGGCGGCCACGCGGTCGCGGATCAGGTTTTGCTGGCCCACCTCGTCGAAGCGCGGGAGCAACTGCAAAAATTCGTTGAAGGCCAAAATACGGGCCCCGCTGGAACCGTAACCAATGGCCCGGACCGCGGTGACGTCATAGGCGTCAAGCACCGCCTTCCAGGGCACTCCGCGCTGCTCCAGGCGTTTGCGGAATTTTTCATAACCCTCGTATCCCGCGTCGCCTTTTTGCCAGGTGTCCTTCTGTAGCCGGCGGAACGACTCGCGCAAAAGCTTGGCCCATGGAACGTAAAAAAGATTAATGGAGGCAGTGCTTAATACCGCCTCGTTGGCCAGCTGGGCCTGCACCTCAGTCGCCGTGCGCTCCTTGCTGCCATCCGTCATCTGGCGGGTGCGATAACTCCCGGTGTTGGACTGGCGCGTCATGGACAAATCCTGCATCACCGGCAACACGCTTTGGTTGTAGTTGGGGAACTGGGTGGCAACGACATCCAAATTGGGAGGTAAGAAAGAAATCGGGCCGGCAAAGGCTAAGGACAGGCGGCTGACGTCTTCGGCCGTTTTGGGCTGAAGCACCAAACTGGTCTGCATCATGGAGCCGTCAACCACCGAGCATCGCAGCCGGTTGCTCACCTGGATGTGCGGGAATATTTTGTGACCTAGGCCCCGGATGGAATGGTACGTGCCGTTGCCGATACCAAAGGTAAAAATTGTGAAAGCCTCAGTCGCGTTTTTGAAGCGGCTGATCTTTTTGTAAAGGAAATCCGTGTTAGACCCGTCGCGCAGCCCGATGTAGTGGCTGATGGTGCCGTCAAACTCCCGGACATAATAGTGGTTGACCCGGATCTCCTGGGCGCGGGCGTAGGAGTAATAAAGGTCGTTGTTCTTGAACTCGACTTCCAGTTCCTCCCAGGTCTGGTCGGTGGGTCGCTGTCCCCGGTTTGACTCAGCCAAAGCCTTGCGAACTTCCTCAACATTCCAGCCGGCCTCTTTGGCCGCCTTGGGGTTTGAGATATAACTGTACAACTCGTGTGCCAGGTACGAGCGCTTAGCCACGGCAAAGTCAACCCGCTCCTCGGTCGCCGGCGTGCCGCGGGGAAGAAGAAATTCCCCGATGCCGCACACCCGCCAGCGCCAGTCCTTGTCATTTTCAAAAAAGGTGACGCCCAGCCCTTGGGAAACAAAATAATGAGAAAGGAGCTGGAAATTAAAATGGAACTGGTCCCACTCCAAAAGAATTTTGTGAAACTCCTCCCCGATGATTCCTCCCCACACGCCCCGCTCGCTTTCATCGCCAAACGAGGTTTTTACCTCGACCAGTTTTTCCACGCCGGTGACCAGATCGGTGTAGGCGGCCAGCGCGTTTTCCAGGTCGGCCGCGGCCTCGCCAAAATTCAGGTTGGCCCGATAGGCCTGACCCATGGAGCGGAGTGTTGCCGGATTATAAGGTGGATCGCCGTCGAACATCGCCTGGATCTTGCTGCGGTCCTGGTCGGCATGGATGTCGGACTCACGCAGCGTGTTGTAAATGGAATGGGCGGATTTGGCGTCCTTCAGCCTTTCCTTGGGAACAGAACCCTTCTCGGGTATGTTTTCGAGCAAGATGTCCACTTAGCGACCCATACTGTATACTGGCAGTGCCAAGTCAATAATTTCCTGCAAGTTCCTTGCTGGCGTCAATGACACGGTCCAGGCGTTTGGCCTGCTCGATCCACCCGCCGCTTTTGCGGGCCATGATGGTGCCCCCGGCCATGGCGCCGACCCGGACCCGGACGCATTCAAGCGCGACAAACGCGGCGTCGGCCAAGTCGGGACTTTTGCCAACCCTCGACTTGTAATCCCGCTTGGATTCCACCACCAGTTTTCCCCCGCCCATCGTCGTGTATTTGCGACTGGTCAGTTCCCGGGCCAGTTCCGGGGTGATGCCTTTCAATTGCCCGGAGCGCATGAACTCGACACCGCCAAACCAAAGCTCGGTCACACGGTTGGAATACTTGTCCTTGGCCACAATCCCGGAAGTCGAACTGGTCGGAAGGTCGCTGGGCTTTTCCCCGAATTTTACCCGCAGGATCCTGGGGGACCAGACCTCCGAGATGATGTCGCAAAGCGGATCACCGGCACCGGTAGCGTCGACGGCCAGATACTCAGCCGGGATGTTTCGCTTGGAACATTCAGCCATGACCTGCTTGGCCACCTGAAAGTTTCGGGGCTGGGGATCGTTGACATCCTCACGCAATATCACGAACTCTTTCAAACATACCGTGGGGCCGGCCTCGTCCGTTTTGCCGTACTCCACAAAATAAAGAACCGTCCGGTCTCCTCCGTTGGTGAACGAGGGATCCAACCCGGCCACCATCTTGGGCGGCTCTTTCCACTTCGGCGCCTTGTCGACCTCAAACTTGCGGAAATCCGCCTCCGAATAAATGGACTGCTCCGCCCCGCCCGGGGCCGGGAACGAGCGGATAAAACGCCAGAAGGCGATTGAGTTTTCCCCGTCGTGCTCCTCGGCGTGCTTGAGCTGCTTGGTGGTCAAAAGAAAAGGCCATTTGTCGGTGGCGTCCAGGTTTGGGGTCTTGGAGCCGTCCAGGTGCAGGCACAATCCCAGCTTGGTCTGCCACTCTTCCATTTCGACATTCACGGAATTCCAACCCTTGACCGGGGTGGCGAATACCCCGAAAGGGTCATACTGGCTGGCAAAATTGCCCAGGGCGACGCACTGGAACTGGGGGTTTGAGTTGAGGTTGGAAATGGCTTCAAAGACCGAATTGGTCACGTCGGTGGCCTCGTCGATGATCAAAAAGACCCGCTGGTTCTTGAGACCGATCAGCTTGGCCGTGGCTTCTTTTTCCTTGTCCGGGCTGCTGGGAACCAGGGTGATAGAGGAGCGGTCGCTGCCCTCCCCTTCCGTAAGCACGATTTTTCCCATGGAGTCGATGAGCTTGCCCGGCATGGAGGGAACCTGCATGAAACGCTCCCGGATGCCTCCCCATAGCCTTTTACGGGCCTCCCGAATCGAGGTAGAGGTCACCAGCACCAAAGTCTCATGCGGAGCGCAAAGCCAGTTTATAAGGCCCCACAGCGCGAATGTGGCCGTTTTACCGGAGGACTTGGGGCCGGAAACAGCCAGGTAGTCCTGCTCACAGGCGGCTTGGATCATGCGTTCGGCCCAAGGATGCCAGCAAAAGCCGTTTTTGTTCCTTGTTTTGTGGTAAGGCCAGAGTATATCAACGACGTTCTTAAAATGGTAAAACTTGCCAAGTCCCCCCTGCTCCGGCCTCAGGCCCCACTTGAAGCACAGGAGCTCAATTTCCAGCCGGCCTGCCCCCTCCGGCCAGGTCCTGCCATACAAGGTGATGGGCATATAACAGCCATTAATTGCCAGTAATGAGCTTTCTTGTCAATAAATTATCGCGACAAATGAGTTGTAAAATATTGTCCTAAAATGACATGGTGCGGTGGCTGAGTGGTCTAAAGCGACGGTTTGCTAAACTATTTATCAGTCAATAATTTACACCAAATTTTCATAGATTGTCTACTAGCCAGAACGGCTTACAGAAAAACGCGAAAGACACCGAGTGGTCAATAAATGTCAATTTTTCCTTTGACAACCGGCCATAACTGCCAGTAATTTGACCAAGTATGCCAATAAAAGAGTTCGATCCCATCGAGGTCAAAGATGGTTTCGCATCGGTAAAAATATACCGCTGCGTTAACAACAAAGATTATTTTACGTATGCGGTCACCTGGTGGGCTGAGGGAAAACGCCACCGCCGGGCTATTGCCGACCTGACCGAAGCCAAGCGAGAGGCAAAGCGGATTGCCCGGGAGCTTGCCGATGGCCGCCACAGCATGGCATCGATCACCGTGCGGGATCTTTCCTATTTCAAAGACCTAGAAAAAAAGATGGGTGGGGTTCCCCTGCACGAGGCCGTCCAGTTGTGGCTTAACGTGGCCGCCAAAAAGGTGCCGTCCGTGCTGGTTAAAGAGGTGGCAGAGGAAATGCTCAGAGCCAAGAACAATGACGACTTTGTGGGGGAAAAACAAAAGACCAACCTGCGCCTGCGCTGGGGGAAATTTTCCCAGACCTTTGGGGACCGGGTCATTTCCACGATCAAGGCCAGGGAGATCGACCAATTCCTGAGCAACCCCGAATGGGCTCCCCGCACCCGGGCCCATTACCGGCAGGCCATTTTGATGCTGTTCGATTACGCCAAGCGTAAGGAATACGTCGATCCGGACCGCGACCACCAGGCCGACAAGACCGAGGTCATCCGCGTGCAGGAGTCAAAGCTGGAAAGCTGGTCGGTCGGCGAGATGCGCACCCTGCTTCAGCACGCCACGCCGAAGACCCTGCCCTGGATCGTGCTGGGGGCCTTTGCCGGAGTCCGGTCCGCCGAGATTGAACGCATGGACTGGGAGGACATCGACTGGAACGCCAACCTGATCCTAGTGCATTCCAAGCGGGTTGGTAGGGGCAAGATCCGGGCCCACAACGATCGGACCATAACCATGACAGAAAACTTGAAGTCATGGCTTAGCCCCTTTAGGACATGTACCGGAAATATTCTTCACAGTCTGGGTGTTAAAAACATTTATGAAGACTTGGATAATATCCTCAAAAGAATAAGACAGAATAACACGGATTTTGAATGGAAACCCAACGCCAACCGACACAGTTTTGCCACTTATTACTTGGCATTGACCGGCGATGCCTCGCAGACTGCACTAGCCTGCGGGCACAATCCCTCCATGCTTTTGCGCCGCTACAAAACGATCACAGTAAACGGACGGACGGTCACCCGTGAAATGGCCAAAGAATATTTCTCTTTGGCCCCGGGAAGCATCCAGACTGAAGAAAAACCTGAAACAAGATCCAAATAGGAGTCACGAAAGAGCCGAGTCACAGACCACCAAAACCATAAGCATACCAAAGCACATGGCGGAATTTCTCGTTCAAGAGAGCAATCGCCTAGGAATAAATAACGTATCAGGATTGGTTCGAATGTTGGTGGCTGAATACATGGATAAGAAGACTGCCCACGGGCTTAATAAGAAATAACACGGGTTCCTTTTCCGTCTTACGGTTTATGTTTGACATCCGTAAGACGTATTATTACATCGTGTTATTCAATGAATCTTACCCTCGAGGCCCATTCGTTCAAAGTGTCGGTGACACCGCACAACAAGCTTCAGCTGACTGTTGAAAACGTAAGCCCGACCGAAGTTTCCAAACAGATTCCCGAGCGACTTTACACCGTCAAGGAAGCTGCCTTACGGCTAAAGGTCAACCACCGCACCATTCGTCGTTATCTCTCGGCAAAAAAACACCCCCTTCCCCACTCCAGAGCCGGTGGGACGATCCGCATTTCGGAAACCGACATCGAGCGGTGGCTGGCGAACGACAAGTTCGGCCTGCCCCGTGAATAGCCGTGCCAAGGGATGCGTGGGCGAACGGGAGTGGCGCGATGAATGCCGGCAGCGCGGCTATGAAGCACGCCGTGGTCGTCAATATTCCGGTCACCCCGACGCACCCGACGTCGTTTGCGAGCTCCCCTTCCACTTTGAAGTCAAACGTGTGCAGAATCTCAACGTTGCCAAGGCCGTTGAACAGGCACTTCGTGATGCAGGCCCTAAACCGGTTGCGGTCTGCCACAGAAAAAACAACCAACCCTGGCTGGTCACCATGACGGCGGATTCGTGGTTCCAGCTTGTACAGAAAGTCCATCCGCCAAAACCACAGGAGACGGAATGACCGTAGGTGAACTCGTTGAAAAGCTCAGCAAGCTGGACCCAGGCATGGACATCTGTGTCGACCTCGAGCAGGAGTGCCACGAAATCAAAGAAGTGGAAACCTGGAAGTCCGATGACCCTGACGGCTCGTTTGTCTCCATCATCGTAGATTTCTGAACCTTTATCCCTGGCAACTTGAAAATGCCTCAACCCTGATTGAGGCGCTGGAAACCCATGGCGTGGCCTTGGACGCGAGCGATTGCGGAACGGGCAAGACCGTAACCGCCGCTCATGTGGCCTCCAAGCGCAAGCTTCCGGTTTTGGTGATTTGCCCCAAGGCGGTGATTCCTTCCTGGAAGAACTGGCTGCGTGTTTTTGCCATTCCCCGGTTTGAGGTCATCAACTACGAGAAGCTGAAATCGCGCAAGAAAAACGGCCTGGGTCACTGGCTAGGTTCAAAATGGGTGTGGGACCAGACCGAAAAACACCTCCTGATTTTTGACGAGGTCCACAAATGCAAGGGCTACAAAAGCCAGAACGGGAAAATCCTGGGGGCATCCCGTGGCGTCCATGAGGTGCTCATGCTCTCGGCCACTGCTGCCCAAAACCCGCTCGACATGCGCTGGACTGGCGAACTTTTGGGGATCCACAACGGGGCAAATTATTGGAAATGGCTCCAATACATGAAAGTTGGCCAGGCCCCCTGGGGCGGGCTGATGTATTACGGGGGTGCCGCGGGTCTCAAGGAAATCCACCGGTCCATCTTCCAGGAAAAAGGGGTTCGGACGCGGGTGGAGGACCTGGGGGACGCTTTCCCCGCCAACAAGATCATGGCCGAGGTCTACGACATCGACGACAAGATCGGCAAACTATACGAACAGATGGAGGCCGAGATCGCCGTCCTCCGGGAAGCCAAAAGCCGGGACTTTGACCCCAGCGAGCCCCGGACTCGCCTGCTCCGGCTCCGGCAGGAGGTTGAGCTGCTCCGGGTTCCCGTCCTGGTCGACATGACGGAAAACCTTGTCGAGCAGGGTAACAGCGTCGTCATCTTCACCAACTTCATGGCCACCTGCCGGACCCTAATGGAGAGATTAGGTGCAGTCGGGGTGCACGGGGAACAGACCGATGAGGAAAGACAGCGGGCCATCTATGAATTCCAGGAGAACAAGAAGAACGTCATCATTGTCCAGATTCAGGCCGGCGGCGTGGGCCTGTCCCTGCACGACACCAAAGGCCGGCCCAGGGTCAGCCTGATCTGCCCGACTTATTCCGCAATCGACCTTAAGCAGGCTTTGGGGCGGATCCACCGGGCGGGAAGCAAAAGCCGGGCGCTCCAGTACATCGTTTACGCCGCCAACTCGGTCGAGGAGCAGGTCGCACGGAAAACAAAAAAGAAAATTGAGCAAATTTCCTTGCTTAATGACGGCGATCTGGGAATACAACTTTATGCCTGACGTTACTGACAGCGAACTGAATCACGCCAGGTTTTCCCCCTCGAGTCTGAAATATTTTGAGGCCTGCCCCTGCTACCAGAAAACCGAGTCCGCGGAAATACACCCGGTCACCGCCCGCGGTTCGGTCATGCACAAGGCCTGCGAGACCGGAAACACGAAAGGACTGGATTCCGATGAGAAGATCCTCGTACAGAAGTGCCTATCTTTTGTCGAAGAAAAGAAGGCCGAATACACCGCAAGAAACTCCAACTTCATGGACCTCTCCGAGCAAAAGCTCGAGGTTTTCGACCAGTGGGGTTACGTCGACCGCTTCTTCATCGTTGCGGACGAGGCTGCGCTCTTTGACTTCAAGTTTGGTTTCAACCCCGTCGACCCGGCGGAGACGAACCCTCAAATGTGGGCGTACGCAATCGGCATCTTTGAAAAATACCCATTCGTCAAAAAGCTTGTCCTCTACATCCTCCAGCCCCGCCTCAACTATATAGACTCCGCCGAGTTCGAGCGTTCCAAGGACCTTGGGACGATGAAGGTCCGGATCAAGTCGATCATTGAGCGGGCCAAGGTCGCCACACCCGAAATGGCCAAACCCGGCGACCAGTGCGTGTACTGCAACCGGCTGGCCACCTGCGACGCGGTCCAGGGAATGACACTGGCCCTGGCCAAGTCCTACGACCTGGCCCACGACGCCCAGCTTCCCGACCTCTTTCACCCCAGACAGCTGGCCACCCCGGAAAAGCGGGCGCAAGCCCAGCGGCTGGTGCCGGTGTTGGAGGCCTGGTGCGGGTCGGTCCGCAAACACAACGTCGAGTTTGCCAAGGAGGGCGGGGAAATTCCCGGCTACAGCCTGACCACCGTCCAGGGATCGAGACGCATAAGCGACGCTATAAAGGCGCACCAGGTGGTTAAAGACCAGCTGACGCATGAGGAATTCATGACCTGCGTGACCGTCAATTTCAAGGAGCTGTCGGACCAAGTCGCAGCCAAGGCTCCTCGAGGGCAGAAGCAAGAAGAACGCGACAAACTGGAAGACGCCCTGACCGATGCGAATGCCCTCTCGCGCGGACAGGAGTCCTACCAACTAAGAAAAA